GGCGGGTTGTTTTATCCCGTGTTTCAGCAGATCTGGAGGTGCGATCTGTCATTTTCATCTCCTATACAAATTTTGCGTACTCTTCAAGAGGCACACCGATACGTTTAGCTATTGCTATCTGTGATGGCGTGAGTTTAACACTGCGTGCTCCTTTTTTAACAGCTCCAGCACCACGGCTAGATCCTGCTACGGCAGATTGCACGTTTTTCGTCTCATCGGCGAACTTTTGTGGAAAGAGGTCTCTCATTTCAGAATCTACTCGTTGATAATAATGAGTAGAACTAGGAGGAACCCCTTCCTTTATTAATTTTTGGTGAACACCCATAGCAGCATACGTCATGCCTTCGTCGTCACCAAACCAACTGTTCTTTTCTGCCCACGCTTCTGCAGCGCGGTCAGGAGCAGCTGGTTGCAAATTTCTTTGCTGTGGCGCAGCAGGTTGAGACTGTTGAGGTCTGTTTTTCTGCTGTGCTATTAATCTTTGGGCATTTTGCGCTTCATAAGAAGTTTTAGCAACTGCTTCTGTAGCTAATGATATTGCTTCAGCATCGCCTAACTGTTGAGCTTCAACTAAAGCGCGACGAGCGCGTTCTTTATCAGAGTCAATTCTTTGTGCGTATTCGTTAACTAATGTAGTATCAGAAGATTGCAACTTACTTTGTAGTGAGTTGTTATGCTCAGATAACTTCTTAGCGAATTCAACTGCTTCTTCTCTCTGACGTTCAGCTTCCCGCATACGATAAGTTAGTTTATCAATACGCTTTTGAACACCGTCGCTATAATCTTCTAGCTCATCAGCATTGCTTTCTTGAGGTGCAGACATATCGAAGTCTTGAGAAGACTCCTGTAATACATCAGCTTCTCGTGGATCTACTTCTTCATCTGGAAGTATAAGTTCAATTTCTTGAGACTCAGACATTTTATATCACCTTATTGCAGAATATCTTCTGGATTGTTTACAGTAGCTAAGATTTCATCATCGTTTAAAAGACGCATATCGCCTCCGTCAATGTTAAATCTTGCTCCTGCGTAGCGACCAAATATTACCCAATCACCCTCTTCACACCACGGGCCTTCAGGAAATTTATTTGTATCGGAATAAGCATCTGGGCCTTTTCTTACAACAAGCCCAACTACAGTAGCTATCCGCTCTTTATCAAGAGTTTGTTTAGCTAACATAATGCCGCCTTTTGTTTTCTCCGGAGGAGTAAACGGGAGGATTAACATACGATAACCCGTAGGGTTCGGTAGTTTATCCGCATGAGATTCTAAATTCTCAGGAGTTATTGCTTCCTTTTTAGGTTCTAAAGGCGTATCAGAACCAAAATTTAAAACTCTGTTTGGGGTAGCACCTATGCTACTTAGATCTACTTCATCAGTCGTCTTCGACATCTTCCATCCTTCCATGCAGGGCAGTTATCTCTTGTTCAGCAAAATTAAGCCCCGAAATCTCACCAACTATTCGTTGGTACTGAACAAAGTCTTGTGCGCCACCAGTGGCGAGTGTATGCGTGAGATCCGCTTGTCTCTCACGTAATTTGCGGAGTAAATGCTCCGAATATTTTAAAAAATCCATTAGTTAATGTAGCTAGTAAAATCCAAACCTTTAGTAGCTGCACCAGTACCTTTTGTTCTTACTTTCTTTTCCTTCAAGGTTTACGGTCTTTTCTTTAAGCTCCGTAGCCTTAGCAAAACCTTCGTTAGAAGGCTCTGGTATAGAAGGCATAGTTTTTGCAGCCTGTTTATTACTAGGAGATGGGTAAGGCATCTCCGTAGATCGAAAATTTCTCATTTCTTTTTCTTTCCTGTTGCCCCGCCTCTTTTCATCATAGGCATTTTCTTAGAAGATTTTCCACCATTCATCATCTTCTTAGGCATCTTTTTGTTTGCTTTTTTTCCAGGCATTTTATTCTCCTTCAGAGTATAAATTATTAAACGTAATATTCGGATCCATATAGCTATCGTCACATTCAGCACTATGGACGTGCTGGCTAGGGTAAAAGTCCGGTGCTCCCGAACCTGTTTCCCATAATGCTGGATTAGTCGCTCTTACACGATTATTAGGTAACGCTATAATATTACCCGTCCATTTCCCAGCATCNGTTAGCTGAATTACATGATTCTGCTTATGTTGTGCAGGATCNTCAGCAATATCATTACCTGTATAATCAACGGTAAACAAATACTTACCNGTATGAAACTCATTATCTATCTTACATAACCAAGGACTAGAAGATACGCGATCCATAACAATGGCTTCATGGTCTCGGGAACTACAATCCCAAGGTTGCGCTAAATGAGTCGCCATAGGTTCTGGCATTTCATCAAGAACTGCATCTGCAACTAAAGCGGTTATCGGCATCCTAGCCCACATCGCTCCACCGTGAAGATTTTCAGAATCTTCTTCTTCGTCCATTTCGTATCCAGTAAATACGACTTGGAAAGATAAACATCTATCAGGGATAGTATTTACCGCAATTGCTATAGCGTGTAAATACTCGCCATGGTATTTTAAGTGATTGTGTGTATATTCTTTTCTAACCCAGCAATTAAAGTGAGGAATATTGCTGATTAGATGTGGCATTTAGTCTTGTTCCCTTGATTCGCGAACTATCTTCGCAATGTCTGTTAAATTAGAATCTACTTCACGATCATCTCGCATTTCTGCTTGTTGTAACTCAGAAGCTACTCTTATATCTGTTTGCTGTTCTTGAGATTCAATACGTTCTCTTTCAAGCTGTGCTTTACGCTCAGCATCTCTATCACGTTGCTTGAGTTTCTCAAGTTCTAGATCCATTTGTGCATCGAACATCTCACGCGCAGGATCTTGTTGCTGTGCTGCCATCGCTTGAGCTAATGCTTGTTCTTGACCAGTAATTTGTTGCGTAGCTTGAGCTGCGGCTATAGCAATCTGGCTTTCTGCTTCGGGAGGAAGCTGAGGCATCTGACCGTCTGGGCCAGCTTGTGGTAATTGAATACCCTGTTGAGCCAGCATCTCTTCTACTTGTATACGATACTTCAAAGCAATATGTTCTTGAATATGCGCTTGTAACGCAGCCATCGCTTGTGGGTTTTGCTGAATCTGAGGACTCTGCATAAACGCCATATGCGCTTGTATATGCGCATCATGATTTTGTTGTATAAACGCTTTTAACGGCATCCCCATCGCGGCATCCATATTCTCTTGAACAGGATCTTTAGGAGCAGGAGGGATATCTGGAATTAGAATATCGTCAATATCTTTAATATTTAACGCAATATACATTTTACGAAAGGCTTCTTTCATATTGTGTAACTGCGGTGCGCTTTGTGCCATTTGCAGCTGAGTTTGCGCTAAAATAATACGTTGAGTCGTACTAAAGATATTAGGGTCACATACAGGGATAACGTCAACACTATTGTTAAAGTCTTCCGCAAATACTGTTTGCTGTGCACCTTGTACTTGGTAAGGGTATTCAGGAGGCAAATACTCGCCGAACAATCTCTTTAAAATCTTAAATTCAGTACGTTGTGCATAATGCATACGTTTATGAATAGAAGAAATAACCTTCTGGCCTTTCTCTAAAAGAGCAACGGTAGTTCCTACAGGAGCTTCGCTATTACCGTCTCCAGTATTTTGTTCCATAACAGAAGCAAAACGCTGACCAGATTCAACAAGTAATCCTAATAAATTTGCTAACGTAGGGCTTGGCTCTTTATACGGTAACGGCATAAAGGCGTCACGAATAGTTCCTCCTGGAGTATCAACGTCTCTCCATTCTCCTGGCTGTACAGGATCATCTGATCTTTGGATATTTAATCCGCGAGCTTTAAAACCAGCTGGTAAATTAGCTAATGTTCCTGCATCAATTAACTGTCTTAAAATCGCAGTAGCTGATTTAGTTACGCCGCCAATCATATGGATTAAACCAAAGCCATAAAACCCTAATCCTGGAAGGAATTTAAAATGCGTAAAGTATTCAACTTTCTTACGCATTGGGTCTGTTTCAACGTAATTACGTCTAATAGCTAATACATCGTTAGTATCTTTACATACTGTAACGATATACGGCAACGCTAAACCTGTTGGTTCACCTTCGCTATCCGTATGTTCAAAACCTTCAATATCTAATTCGGTATGACATTCAAGTAATGTAAAATCGTGCTGATCACCTGTTCTTGTAACACCGTCAATCTCATCTATTTTAGATTGAACAGAATCATTATCTCCGCCGTACATCGGAGTATTCATATCCGTATCTATATAAAAACCGCTTAATTGTAATTTAAGCAAATCGTTTTCAGTCATCGACATACGATGAGTTATACGGGGAGACGTATGTAAATCTGTAGCACTATACGGAACAACTAGATCTTCTGCTTTAATAAAACGAGAAACTATCCGTCCTATCGCAGGATCAAAATAACATTTTTTAAACGCAGAACCAGCGAGAGGTAAAAAGAANAACATCTGATCCATTTCTGGATCGTATTCTTCCATTTTATATAACANCTGGTAATTCATGAAATCCTTTACGCGATTAGCTTGCATCGCTTTAGGATCACTAGACGCGCCCATAACTTTCGTATCTACTGGGCCGTTTGCAGGAAGTAGTTCTTTATAGGCTTGAGCTTGGAAATGAGTTACCGCTTCAGCTAGTAACGGGTGATATACACCACTAGCTCCTTCAAAGGGTTCGCTTCTAGGGTCGTTTTGAATACCTAAAAGTTCTAATCCGTCTTTAAAAGTTTCGTACCAGTCTTCTCTGGAGTCTAAATCGTTTTGGAAGTTCGTAAGTACCTGTGACGAAATCTCTGATAGCGTAGACGAGTCTAAAAACTCTGCGAGATTGTCATTAAATTCAGTTTGTTGGTCTGAATCCATTAAAGAAGGGTCTACAAGATTATCATCCTCGTCAAAAAGGATTTCTATCTCTTCTTCGCCTTCATATTCTTCTGGAATTTGTATTTCAGCCATGGTTCGCCACGATACTCTTATTTTTCGGAACGGTAAATTAGTAATATGCCCTTATTTTAGGATAATACTCTTCTTCTTCGGCATAATCGCCGTCTAATCGTAAAAACCCGCCATTTCTGAAGCGCATTAACGCTAATGTCGTAGCATCGACGCAATCATCGTTCTCTCCGTTAGGAAAATCCGCAATTTCGTCTACTAATTCCTGTCCCCAATTAGTTTCAGGAACCCAAACGCGACCTTCTTGGAAAATCGCGCTTACTGTATTCAACCTAGCGATTTTATCCTGACCTTTGCTCGGTGAAAAGGTATTTATTGGAATACCTTGCCGCCTTAACTCTTGAGTTAACGGTATCCCTGATGCTTTCGTTTCAATAATTACTGAATCAGGTTCCCAATACTCGTATAACCTCATCGCTTCGCGCTTTAATTCAGGGAAATCTAACCGTTCTTTAACACAATCTAATAAAACTAGGTGCGCGTCCTTACCAGAGTACATCTCATCGTTAATTTTACCCTCCGGATAGAAAACACCCCACGTTGTTATCGCACTATAGTCAGCTCTTTCTGATTTTAAAAACGCTGTATCGTAACTTTGTATTAAATAATCACACGAAGGAGGGTCATCGTTAGGCCATCGCTTAATCCACTCTTTCGGAACGATAGATATACCCTCGCCCGTAGGCCGCTGCATATATTGCGCTGCCCATTTAGACGGGGGAATCGACGCTTTAGTCGCTTCTAATTCTTCTAACGGCCAAAATTCAGGCCATAACGGTTTACCTGACGGTAATATAGCTGGGAATTCAATTAACTCCCACTTATCGCCGCCCTTTTGCTCCGTCATCTTTTTTAATAACTTACCCGTTACGTCTTTCTTTCCCCAACGAGTCATTACGATAACTATCGCCCCTCCTGGCTGCAAACGCTGACGAGGCCCAGTTTGATACCATTCGTAAGCCTCCTCTAACGCTTTAT